TATCTCTTCATTTAATCTATCTATTTCTTTTTTAAGTAAGACAATCTTATCCTCATACATCTCAACGACTATCTCCACTGTCAGTTCTTGGTCTAACATTTAGTTATCTAACCTTTCTATTTTAATTACGCAGCCACGAGGAAATACCACAAGATCCCCATAGTCTATTGATCCATCAGCACAAATTGAATATGTAGCAAATGTTTTAATACAAGATTTTGTTTCACTATAAATATATCCAATGGTGCAACAGTCAGCGACAGCTAAATTATCAGCATCAGCTTTAGTGTTCCATGCCTCGCCACCATTTATATCCTGCCAGTAAATAATAACCTTTTCAAATTTTATACTTTGCATACCACTCCTCATAAAAGCTATTAGGATTAACTCCTGTTTTTTGTGTAATTACTTTCATAAATCTAGGATGAGGTATTCTCTCTGACTTTAAATACCTAATCACAGATACGATAGGATTCTTTCCTGTTAATCCTATGAGCTTGGCAAGATCTTTATTGCTAAGTTTATTCTTTTCCTTGTACTCGTTTAGTGTCATTTAGTTTTCCTTTTATTTCCAAAAGCATCAAACATTCTGTGATACCTTTTTAATAGTTTTGATAATTGTAGTTTATATTTATTCATATTTACCTTTCTGTTTTAATTCCTTATAAACCAATATGGTTTCATGTCAATTATTATTATTGACATAAAGGTTATTATAAATATTATAGGTTAAAAAAAATGAAAGGCTTACAATGGTTATTGATTTAACAAAGACTAGTACTATTCCATCTCTTAAAAATATAGATGAGGATATTGCATTACAATATTATTCTAAACTAAATTTAGATCATAGCTCTCCATCACAGGAGAACATGAGTGATTCAGATTGGTTGATTAGATACTGCCACTTCACACAAGAAGATAGAAGATTGATGAACATCTCTTATCGTATGACTGCTGGTGTATCTATTGGTAGAGCTTCGCAGCGATTTGTTTCTAAGTATATGTATGAAGCTGAAAATAAAATTCTTAATGAGAAAAAAGATTTAGATACTATCATCAAAGAAGAACTTACTGAGTATGATAAATATCAGGCACACAATCAAGCTGATAAAGAACAACACGAAGATACTAAAAACTATTTAACAGATATGATTAAGATAACTGTTAAGGCTGTTCAAGACATTGGTCTAGACAGTGAGTCTGCCAGTGAGAGATATTGCACTCATAAATTTAAAGAATTAGTTTTACCTAAAATTGGTAGAATAGATTACGAAGATAATAAAAATAAATTTATAGAGTTAAAAACAAAACATAGATCAAAAAGAAAATCAGATACGAAAGCTGGTTATTCTTGGATCAAAGGATATTTACCAAAGCAACCTGATATTAATCATATTAAACAATGTGCTTTCTATTGGAAGGCTACTGGTAAAACTCCTCACTTGCTTTATGTTAATCAAGATAGCTACAATGTATTTACTCCTGACACTTGTGAACTTTTAACTCCTGAGTATATGGAATTTTTAATTCAAGGAGATTTAATTAAAGCAAAAATTCGCCAGAATTTAGTGTACTTATGCAAGGGAAACCCTTTTGAAATGGCTAAGTTAATTGCACCACCAGACTTTTCTGGTTTCATGTGGAAAGATATTCAAGAGGAGTATGTGCGTAAAGCTGCATCACTATGGGACAATGTGTAGAATCATGGATATAAATTTTTATAAAAAAACTCATTACAAGATTATGGAAAGTTATAGGCATGATATTATGATGCGTAAAATTAAAGAGAGAGAAGATAAAGAATTTAGAAAATTATTTATAAAAATATCTTCAATTATAATTGCAATCGTTTTGTTAGTTACAGTAGTGTTTTAATAAATGAAAATTATTCTTACGATAATAATGATGAATGGCACAATCTATAACTTAGGTTATGAAATTGATTCTTATTCTCCAAGAATATGTGATAAGTTATTTGATAAGATAACTTACATAGGTAAGTCAAGTGGCAAGAATAAGTATGGTACTTTCTATAAATCTAAAGAAGTATTTGCTCATTCTTGTTCAATAGAAAAAACAACTAAAGGAAACAATGAAAGAAAAAATAAAGCAAGTTAATGATTTGTGTTTAGCCAATGGTGCTTACATTAATCAACATGGTAAGAAAACTGTATCAGCGTGGTCCAAGATTAAATACTTTAGAGAAGTATTTGGTACTGAGTTTGGTATCAACTGTGTGATGCAGGAACATTCGGATCGTTATGTTATAATGAAATGTATTATAACTAAATGTGATCCAGAACATATTATAGCAACAGGTTACTCTAAGCAGTTTAGAGATAAGCCAGGCTATTTAGAGATTGCTGAAACATTTGCAATCACACGAGCTTTAAGTTTCATGGGTATTCTTCTTGAAGATGTAACTTCAAAGGAAGAGTATGAGGAATTACAAATTCCTGTACAGCCTGTGAATACTAAAGGTACATCATCAGCCAATATTAGATATGATGAAAGTACAATTAATGAACTGATTAAGAAGGTTCACTACGCACCGCACACAGCGAAACTAGATTTCCTTTGGCGTGCTAACAGAGAACTAATTGATCAGATAAAAATAAAAGATCTCGCAACTTACAATTCTATTTTAAATAAATTTAATAGTAAGCGTGATGAGATCACAACTCAAAATGAGGTATAATGAACGAGCAACCAAAGAATAAGATATATTTAAATCTTGTTCCTAACTTAAATAAAAAAGCAGGCGACAATCAACCAGTATTAGTAGCACCTAATTCTCCAAAAGCTCCAGAAGGAAAAAATTGGAAAATGAACGTGAATATTAATAATGAGTGGTACGACTACTGTGCATATGACGGAACTGACATAGAAGGTAATGCTACTGGAGGTTACACTGTCATCATCACGAAAAAAGAACAGCAAGCAACAGCAGGAGAAAATAAACAACCTGGATTTAAAGCTGGTGGATTTCAAAAGAAACCATTTACAAGCAATAAGTCTTTCGGTAATAGACAATACTAATAGCTACGTAAGTAACTATTAATTCTATCCCTAGGGTTTTCATCAGGCAGTCATGCCTACCCTTTCACTTTGTTTCCCTAGGGGTAGAGTAAAAAACAGAAAAGGATTATACATGGTAAACAAATCAGACTTCATTGAAATTGAAGAAAAAATACAGAAAAGAATTATAGAAGATCGTCATCAAGAGTATGGAGATTACGAAGAGAACTTTGCATTACTTGCAGAACTATTCTCTATCGTTTTATTTGATAAGGTTAAAGTTGCATTAGTGCCTGAAGACGTTGGTCATATAATGATGGCACTTAAACTCTATCGTTGCACCAAAAGATATAAGGCGGATAGCTACGATGATCTTGCTATCTACTGCAAGATGACTAAGAATCTAAGGAATAAAAACAGTATTGCCAAAAAGGATAAGTAGTGCTAAAGTTCATTCGTAATAAGAACTGTGAATGTTCTTTTGTTTATACAGAAGAATTTGATAGTGCAGAAATTGCATCAGATCCAGCTGCCAAAGGTGTAGTGATTGATGTTAAGATTTCCAGTATTAAAACAGTTTTTACAACGATTAAACAGAAGGAGCAATTAGTTGGAACAACTAAAAGTTCGTCTGCAAAAATTGAGAGATCTGCAAGAAAAGAAGTATCGCAAGGCTCTTGATTATCAGTATAAATACCAAAAGTATTTGTACGATTCAAAGAAGTTAATCTTTGAAATAGAGCAGACAAAAGAAAAGATAATGGCTTAAACTATTATCGTTTTAAAAAAACAACAATAGGTTGTTAAACAACCAAGGGGAGATCTATGACACTAAAAGAATTAAGAGAACAAATAAAATTAAGATACACTGTTAATATATATGCAAACTTAACAGATAAAGAACGCAAACTTTATCGCTTAGGTTTTAAGACTGGATATAAGTTAGCTAGAGAGTTCTTTAAAAGAAATGTTGTTACTAAACAGAACACAGTTTTTAAAGAAGTTATTAAGTATGTAACTATTAATGATGTTGTGGTCCCTGAGAACGTAAAAGAAATATTATGTATTGTTGCCAATCAACTGGGTGTTAATGTTAATGATGTTATTGCTAAGACTAGAATACAATCAGCTGTGATTGCACGATCCATATTAATTAATGTGCTTAGAGATAAGTACGCAATGCCTTTTACAAAGATTGGAGTTATCCTTGGTAACAGAGATCATACCACTATGATCCACCATGTTAGAATGAAAATGAATAAGGAACATTTCTGGAAACCTGATCACATTATTTGGAATAGATATAAGTACGTGATGGATCAAGTAAAGTAATTACTTTTTAAATCCTGATAACAAACTCTTATAAGATTTTTTAGATATAGTAGATTCAGATTTAGATCTTGATGTACCAGCTTCTTTACGTTTATTAATATTATAATATAAACCTTTGCGAGCCATCTTACCTTCTTTAGTTTTGTGATAATTAGATTCCATATTACATTGATAGCAAAGATTTAAATCCTTTAACCATTTTATCTTTATGCTTCTTACCTTTCATTAAAGAACCATTAGGCATTTTATGATAACCTTCTTTTGATTCATGTTTTTTTGTATGTTTGTGTTTCATTATTTAGCCATTAGTGATTTGCCTTTTTTCTTTACACCCATAATAGTACCTTTATTTTCCGATGCGTAGAATACAGTCTTACCTTTTTCGTTATCATATTCTTTTTGCATTGCTGCTAAAATCTTTTTACCTTTTTTATTCAGTGGCATATTTGTGCTTACATTTTTGTTTTTTTAAGTACTCAATGTACATGTTCATACGCTTATCATTTTCTGTATTGATGACAACCTTTTGTTTCTCTGCTGCTCTTACATTATTAAAGTAAACATCATAACAACTATGATCAAGGCTATGGCAAAAGTTAAGTTTCTCTGCATTTATAACCCAACCTCCCTCATTTGACATATGCTCCTTGCCACAGATATGGCAGTTACCACAGCTCTTTAATATTTCTTTTCTCTTACCCATTAACTCTTTTTATTTCTATTGGCAAAATTTCTAGCTGCTTCTTTAGATCCAAAACCCCAAGCCTTCAATGCTAGCTTTAATCTTGTAGGCTCACCACTCTTGCTAAGTAAAGATCCTTTCATACCACCAAACCTTGCAGCAAAAGAAACTCGTCTTGGATTAGTGCCTGTCTTTACAGGAGCTTTAAGATTAGATCCTTCAGTACGATTAAAGTATTTTCTACCAGCTTCGTTTAATCCACCGCTTGGATTTTGATACATTTTTTTAACCATTATAATTTTTCTCTAAAAGGGTTGTAGTCATCCTCATTTATCTTAAAACATTTACACTGTTTTAGTAAAGCACAAAATCCTTTTCTTAACCAAAAAATACATTTGACATTTAACATAAACTATACTCTCCCCTGACCAACATATTCTTTATAAGTTTTATTCTTATTAACACGTTTAGTATGTCTGCCTCTTCTCTTCTTAGGAGATTTTCTTATATGTTTACCTTCAAGATTTTTTTTTGCCATTTTTTTTCTTTAGTTTAACTTTAACATTACTACCTTGCTGCGATAACAAAGATACTTTCTTACTATACATCTGACCAGATGCTGTCATGATTTGATCAGACATTATTTTTTAGTGAATGCGTCAATGCTCGGCTTCAATCCATAAATTGCACCGAAGATACCAACAATTAACCATTGATACCAACTAGGAAACTTACCAAAGTAATCAAAGAATAAATCTAGTTTAGATTTAATATTAACATCATCACTAATGACTGCATAAGATAAAACAAGTATTGGAATACAAACAACGATTAAAACAAATTCATCTTTCCATGATTTGTCTTGTTGATCATATACATCTCTTTGATATTCAATCTCACCACTAGCCATGCGTTCATAGTGTCGTTTCTCTGCTTCAGATTCTAATAGTTCTGATTGCTTATGGTTCTTATAGATCTCTGCACCAGTTTTAAAAACAGTTGGTAATATGCTCCACCACATTATATTTCACACTTTCTAACTAAGTTAGCCAGCTCTTCACATCTGCTTGGAGTTTGTCTATACCAGGCTGAGTTGAGCATTTCAGCTGCAGCTCTTGTGTAATCATATTCGTTTAAAGCTGCAAACATATTCTTAAACTTAGATACACCAGTCTTACCTAATTGAAATACCATCTCAATAATAACTCCTTTAACAAGCATAGGTAATGCCTGTGTTCCAACTAATTCTTCCATACCTTGTTTAGCTTTAATAAAATCTTTATCAAATAAAGATTCAAGTATAGCTTTGTCATAGATAATACCTTCTTCAAAATCATCATCTTCAGTAAGTAGATGACCATAACCAATAGTACCTTTGCCAAGTGAATCTAAATATACTTTGGCAGAGAAACCTTCGTGTTTTTTAATGCGTGTCTTAACGTCTTCGTAATTCATTTGATTAATATTTTACCATCTTCATATACATATACAATCTTAACATTCATTGTTTGTTGTATTTTAGATGGGGATCTATTGATACGATCATTCTTTTTGTGTGCGTATTTAGTAGCTGACTTTCTATATGACACAGTCTTAACGTCATAGTTGTGATACTCTTTTGTCTTAGTGTTATAAGTTATAATATCTATTGGACCAACACCACCTAGTGCTGTGAATACAATTAAGTTTGGATCTTTAGCAAAGTGTGCTTGAGCTAATGCTTCAGATACTAATCCTTTGTCTGCCTTTAACAATGTAAAACCCTGTGTTGTTTATTTAACGAACTTTAGAATAGAAAGAATAGAACCAACCAAAGCACCAACAATAATTAGGAAAGCAATAACACCCTTACCCTTATTCATATCGCTTCTTAGATCTTTAACATCTCCACGCAGTTCATCTATTGTTTTAATAAGTGTTTGCATTCGTTCAGCACAAATCTTTTCATGTGCAGACAAACGAATAGATGTACCAGATGTAGCTGTCTTCTTTCTCTTCATACACAAGGTATAGTGTTTGTGGATAAAAAGTCAATTATAGATTGTGTTGAAAATAA